CTTTAATAAGGAAACTAAAAAATGGAAAATTCAAAAAAAGCTAGTAATGTTATTGCAGTATTAACTCAGGACATTATCGAAAAACTTGCCACTCAAGGCGCTATTATTTGGCAGGGTATTAATAATGTTGACAAGGCACATGATGAAATTCTACAGGTGCTATTCACTAATGAACATTCATTAGAGCATTTTAATGCAGTACAACAGCATGTACTTGATGGTATGAAATTGGGTAAAGGCTTCTCTATGGGCTATGCTCAAAATCTTTGGTCCGATTTTATGAAGTTCGCTAAGTCTGAAGGATATGTTAAGCCACGGACTGAAAAGGCTCAAGCCGAGCAGAATAGACGTGATGAAGCTAAAAAAGTTATGGCAGAAAAATATGGTAAAATTTCTGATGCAGATTTGAAGCAAAATTTAATTTCTGCTCAAGATAGTAAAACCATGAATGAAATCACCAAAGTTTTAACTGCTAGAAAAAAAGAAAAAGAGAAAATTGCTAAGGAAAATAATAGCGATTTCATTAAATCCACCAAAGATTTATTGAATAAATTGCTCAATAGCAAAAATGAAAACGCTGTAAAAAATGCAACCAAAATACTAGCGTTTATCAAAAAAGAGAATTTACAATAATTCTCTTTTCTCAAAATTAGGGGGGATTTTTCCCCCCTTTTTTTTTCGCCCAAAATTTTTTTGATGACCGAGGTCATGACCGTTAGGTTATGACCGACCTATGACCGTCGCACAGCGAAAGAACTTCGTAAACTGCGTTGATCAAACTATACAAGGCAGGCGACAGATTGTCGCATTTTGTATTATTACGCTTGACTTTGTCCGTAATATTACCTGTAATATTATAAGTGCATGTTTTATATATATAATTTAGGGTATTATTACATTATTACATTATTACAGTTAAAAATAGTATACGGAGGTATAAAAATATACTGTTTTTTATTTTGTTAGCTTCGTTTATCTACTCTGCGCAGTGCAGTTATGCTGAAACACCTGTAATAATGTAATATTACTGTAAAATCAATAACTTACGCTGTAAGAATACAAAACACGGCATTGTAAACCTGTAATATTACTTATAAATCAATAACTTACCCTGTAATAATATAACAAAGCTAACGAAGTTAAAACCCGTAATATTGTATATAAATCAAGCACTTAGTAATATTACAGTCCATCGACACAAAAAGCGACAATCTGTCGCAACTGATTAAAAAATAAGCAATCGCGACAATCTGTCTGTGACGCTGCGTCACAACACTGTGTCTCATTGTGTGACGCTGTGTTGTAACGCTGTGTTGTAACGCTGTGTCACATTTATGCATAATAAATCTCCTATTAAATATATACTCGTATATATTTAGTCAATCTGTCGCCTCTATATAAATTTTGCTTACCTGTATTGACGACAATCTGTCGCGTTGCTATACTAAATATCCAAGCTAAAGGAGAGATGATGACCGATAAAATACTACGACCACCCACCCCAAAAGAAATAAAAGATTTGCGCCTAGACTTAAAACTGTCAACCACAGACGCAGGCAATTTGCTTCACATTAGCAACCGAACTTTTCAACGATACGAGAGAGGAAACACACCAATGCCACTTGCATATTGGGAACTATTTGAACTTAAATGCAGGGTGATAAAGTCAAGACAAGGTAAGATGTCATGAGCCTATATCACACCCCAAGCATATCCGAAATAAAGAATGTAAGACTGCGATCAAAATTATCACAGGCTGATTGTGCACATTACGTTTGTGTGTCAAGAGAGACATGGGCGAGATGGGAGAAAGGCAAGTTCCCTATGCCTGCAGGACTATGGAAACTATTTCTAATAGAGCTCAAGCGCCATGAGAAAAAGAATGAGGACAAAGCTAACGAAGTTAACAACGTCGTAGATATAAAACAGCTTCGAGAGGACTGGAACTAACTTGACTTTGTCAGCTAGATGTAGTATAATAATAGAAATGGGCAAAAGAAACTCATTTTTATTTATTAACCATTCCACGTTTTCACAATTTTGTGAATTTGTGGACAGAGAGGAGAACGATATGCACACATATCACCACGCACTAACAAGTGTCAAAAAGTGGGGCGGCAAACCCACAGACTATCAACCGATTCATGATTGGTTCGATGCTACCAAAGAAACATTTGCCGATTTCAGACATAGAGCACTACGTCACCACGCACAAGGTATATTTGAGTGCGAGCGTGTGTTCGGCACTACAATCACTAATTCAGACGGCAAAGAAGTCCCTGTCAGATACATAGGCGAACAACACGTCAAAGAAGACTGTGGTGGCATCATACCTACTGTATCAGATTGGTTCCGAAACATAACACCTAAAAGTTGGATGTCTCGAGGTTACGATGTCATTGAAGAGAAAATGGTATGAACACCGAAACATGCAAATCAGTAGTCGTGATAGACGGCATTGGTCGAGTTACATTTCATCATATTAACAACTCTGATGCAGATATAGAAGAAATGTTATCCAAACATTACGACTTATCTACTATCACATGGTCGTGCGTAACGCACATAAACAAAAAAGGAGTAGACCTAGAATGAGTAACAAAGCTAACGAAATACTCGATGAGATAGTTATATATTGCAACGAAGAACTAGCCCAACCTACAGCTGACGATATGTGCTTCGGCAGACAAGAAATGGCTGTTGCAATACTTTCACTTGTCGACAGACATAAGGGTGAGCCTGACAAAGCTGAACGCGATGCTATGGACAAACTCGAAGAAGAAATATTGTCTGGTAACAGGTTCTGTATAAATGGTAACTGTGAGGACTAACTTATGATGCGCATACCAAATAAGGATAATGTATTAACCCATATCTATAAAAAGGTAGATGGCACCGAACTACGCTTTTCAAAAGTTCGCGACATGATACTAGAGTTACTATGTGACGATGATATAGATATGTCACCAACTGATATTACCACACGCTTGGGGTTTCAACACAGACAACTTACACATATTCTCCCTTACCTAGTTAATCTGAATATATTGTCTAGTTACCGAGCCACAGGCGATCAACTACGCTACACACGGAGGAAGCCTTGTATGTTGCAAGAAGCATTTTACTCGACCGACAAACTCGACCAACTTCTAAGCGAAGGTAAGATTAAGATTAAAAGTAGGTTCATCCATCGTGTCAAGTGAAGAACTATATCCGTTCACACACATAGTCGTTGATGACGATGCAATACCCTTGCGTAGATTTCGATCAAAACGTGAGGCTGGGTGGTTTGTTGCAAACAAACCTGATTTAAAAGTAGTAAAGCTAGATGTGGTAATCAAGACTGCGAAAGAACTCAATGATGAGTTTACTGCAAAGCATGGAGAACCACTTTTTTAACACACAAATTCACAATTTTGTGAAAACGTGTATATACAAGGAGACTATTATGCAAGTAGAAAAACAATGTAAGTTAGAGTTAGAAGAAATTTGCGATATCGCACACAAAGTTTTTGTGAGTGTTGTAACAGAGTTAGGTATTGAATCTAGATGTATCGAACCCGACCCTGATAGCCTATATGGTGGTACAAGAGATACCGAATATGGTAACAAACTATACTGGGCAATCGAAGACACAATTAAGGCATCAGTTAAATTTGATAATGATTTTTAATCACAGGGGGCGAAAGCCTCCTCTTTTAAGGAGAGTAACTATGTATACATTTAACGAAGATATATCAGTAAAACGTGCCAAACAAAATTGGCTATGGAAGGTGCAGTATGCACGCGAGGCTAGGGACAAGATAATTCTATCTTTTGCCGTAGGTTTTGGTCTTGGCTTTACAACAGCTTCTATGCTTGTATGGGTAACTACACTATAAGAGAGTTATATGTTAAAACGGAGGAAAATTGAAATGGATAGAAAATTTCTAGTCATAGTCGAGGATAGTATCGACACAGCTAAAGATTGGTTTGACCAAATCGTTGAAGCATTAGACGATAATGGGATAGTCAGTATCGTTCACGAAGTAACTGAGGAGAAACACTAATGAAAGTAATAGACGGAGTAAGTTATGGCGATATGTTCTTAGGTGTAGTCATGGGCATATTAATTGGGTGGGGAGTGACATATTTGTGGCAAGAATTAGGACCACTGATTAACCCACTACTACCTGATTATGTATGTCAGAAAGGTATAGCTTTTCAAGCCACTGAGTATGGCAGTAATATCTATTTAAAAACAGGTCAAGCATGTATTGACACAACCTTTGGGGAGGAAATGAAATGAATAAATATAGAGTTTTGGTAGAGCAAGAATATACTTTGTGGGCAACCTCTGAATATATTGTTGAGGCTGAAAGCGAAGAAGATGTTGAAAAAGCTATCGAATCAGGTGGCATTGAATTTAAGTATACGCCACTTGCAGTAACAAGAGAGATAGACAAATATGAGGAATTAAATTTAAGTTGTAATGATTATGAAACATTGATAGAAATAGAGGAGATAGAAAAGGAGGAAGACGAATGATGTTTTTAGATTTAAAAAACGAAGACCATGCAAATGTGTTTAGCAAGGTATGTTCAGGGGAAATAACCGAGTTACACCCATGCCCACATGGACATGATTATGAGAGCCAACAAACTTGTTCTCATTATGAAGAACAAGACGAAAGTGACTTTGGTGAATGCTCTACATGGCTTGTTAGAAACACAAAATGTTACTGCGAACTACAACCTATAAATTTTTATAAGGAGGAGGTCGCATGAACTACGTTTGTATAAATTGTGGGGAACACGTGCCTACAGGTAGACACAAGTTAGGATACAAGACCTGTTTATCTTGTGGTGAGAACGAAGCTAACAAAGTAAAACATTGTGTAGCACCAATGCACAAATCTAACTACATGTTGTTCACCAATCCTGATGATTTGAAAGGCATTAATAATAAAGGAGGGCTAATTAAATGACTTGACATTGTTAACTAAATAGTGTATACTATAAGAATGGGGGTAGTCTATCCCATACAAACGCAATCTAACCCTGCACAAATTCACAATTTTGTGAAAACGTGCTTAACAAAATATGAAAGGAAACTATCATGACATTTGATTTAAGTATTAACTGGAATACTGAACCAAAGATTTTGCAGTATGAAAAACTAGAGCCACTATGGCAATTTATGGACCCTATTAGCTTTACTCGACACGAACCACAAGAAGAGAGAGACATTATAATGCAGTTTCAATCAAGCAGAAATATGATAACAAAACATTACGGCAGTGTATATCTTACAAAATATTTCGATGCTGAATACCCATATTACTCGCTTAGTCGTAACTCGCCATATGATGTTCGACATCCTGTCGGCGAAGAAAGGGATTTTGAAAACGAACTTAAAAAATCTTTTGATAAAAGCAACGACTTATTTTATTACCCAGACCATTTTACTATGAAGCTAAGTAGATATCACATAGTAGGAAGTAGGGGAGGTGAGAACTATTATACAAGATTCACCAAGAAAATATTTTATTCAATTCCTTGGCGTGAATATGTTCCTGAAGGTTTTAATGAAAAAGATTGTGAGCAACCACTTAACTTTACAGCGCGCATGTCAAACATAGATGGCTCATCTTTGATTAACGGTCACTCTTGGTTTGATGTTGCTGACAATATTCCTTATGCGTTTGATTACGAAGGCAAACCAACAAACGTTGAGCAATTTGTGCAACCAACAAAATACAAAGTTAACAGAAAACTGCTTAATTCTTTGCGTAAGACAAAACTAAAAGATTTACATGATTACGTTGAGTCTGCATATCCGTTACTAAATGCAACAATTACTGATGAAACATATGATAAATATAAGTTTGATGTAAAAGATCAAACTACAGACGAAAGTCATTATAAAACTATGCTTCATTTTATAACTAAACATGCTCAGCATGATTGGTTTCGTCACGTATGGAAATTACCTAGTTTGAACTTACTTCAACAGGCGATAGATAGAGACTTTAAAGGTCGACAGCTATCAGTTCTTGAACCAGTTGTTTAACGCACAAATTCACAATTTTGTGAAAACGTGCATTTATTATGAAAGGAAACTACAATGCAACTAACCGTAAATCTAACAGACGTAACTAATCTAATTAGTAGCGTTGGCACTACTACCACTATCCACGTGCAAGGTCAGCCTGGAATTGGTAAATCATCTATACTGCAAACTCTTGCAGAGAAACATCCTGACCACATACCTGTATACATTGATTGCGCAGATTTAGACCTTGGTGACTTGGCTATGCCTGCAATGAATCATGAAACAAAGTCAACAGCGTTCTACCCTAACGAACGATTTCAACTACATCATGGTAAGCCTGTAATCATCATGCTTGACGAGATTACTAAAGCAAGTGAGCCAGTCAAGAACATGCTATTACCAGTCATGCTCGAGAGAAGACTAGGTTCAGTTAAGTTTCACCCTGACTCAATAGTCTATTCAACAGGTAACATGTTGACAGATGGTGTTGGCGATTCACTCAAAGCACATGCTAAGAACAGAATCACATCTGTGTATCTACGCAATCCTAGTGATGATGAATGGATTAATTGGGCAATCAGTAATGACTTGTCAGCAGAAGTTATTGCATGGGTAAAACAATTTCCACATTGTCTTGCTAGTTATCTTGATAAATCTCAGAAAGAGAACATGTATATATTTGATCCAACTAGAGAGCAAGAAGCATTTGTTACCCCACGTTCTTTGCACAAGGCCTCACATATTGTCAAAGCACGTAAGGAACTAGGTGTTGATACAACCATGGCTGCACTTGCAGGCACCATAGGTGAATCAGCTGCTAGAGACATGGCTGCGTTCTTCTCATTGGCTGACGAACTGCCTACACGTGAATCAATATACAAACAACCTGATAAAGCTAACATTCCTTCCGACCCTTCGGCTAAAGTTATTCTTGTCATGCGTGAGTTGATGGGTATTACGAAAGAGAACTTTGAACCTTGGCTAACATACATGGAAAGATTGCCTATGGAGATGCAAGCACTATTTGCAGTCAACATCATGAATGGTAGTAAACAACCTATCGCGGCGACCAATAAGAAGTTTGTAGATTGGGCAATGCGTAATAAACAATTCTTCTAGGAGATTAGCATGCAAAAAGAATACTTAGTGGTTGAGTATCAAAAAACAGGTGTTGGTAAAGTTGTTAAAACATTTACAAGTAAGCTACAAGCTTGTGAGTTTGCACTAGAACAATATCAACAGCACAAAAACGTAGCAGGTTCAGACTTTGAAGTCGAGGAGGCAGAATGACACCACAAGATAGAGTCACAAAGTCTCACATTGCTATCATGCGTAGCAAAGAGTTTTGTTTGTTCTCTGGTGTGTTGTCTATCGGTGATGTTAATTTCTCTGACAAAGTTCCCACAGCAGGAACTAATGGTAGAGATGTAACTTACAATCCTGATTGGATACAAACACTGCCAACGAAAGAACTAAACTTTATTGTCTTGCATGAGGCAATACACAAAGCATTTCAACACATGCATATATGGAAAGATTTGTTTAAGAAGAACCCTATGCTTACAAACATGGCGGCTGATTATGTAGTTAACGCTACTATTAAAAATGCCGACCCTGATGAAAACATTGCAGCTATGCCTAAATCAGGTTTGTATGACCAAAGGTTTGACAACATGACTACCAAACAAATCTTTGACATATTGCAGAAAGAAAATCCACAGAGCGATGGTGTAACTGTGGTTCTTGATGAGCATGGGTTTGACGAAGCAGAGGCGCTTGATGATAACGAAGTTAAAAAAGTCAAAGAGCAAATCGATCAAGCCTTGCGACAAGGTGAAATCCTGCGTGGCAAGATGGCAGGCAATCAAATAAGAGGGGTGACAGACTTCTTAAAACCGAAAGTAGATTGGCGCAGAGAGTTAAGGCAGTTTGTAAACTCTATATGCAAATCAAAAGACAAGTCATCGTGGCGCAAACCACATAGAAGATATGTATCGCAAGATATATACATGCCTTCCATGATTGGTGAATCCGTAGGTGACATTGTAATTGGTGTTGACACATCAGGTTCTATTGGACAAGAAGAAATAAATCTATTCTTGTCTGAGATTGTATCTATATGTGAAGACGTAACACCAAAAAGCGTTGTGCTTGTGTATTGGGACCACGAAGTTGCAGGTGTGGAACAATACAAAGAGGGAGAGTATCAACGACTGAAAGCAACTACTAAACCACGTGGAGGTGGTGGAACACATGTAGGTTGTCTCAATGAGTATATACGTAGTGAAAAACTTAAACCTGAGACCACCATTGTTTTCACCGATGGTTATGTAGAACAAGATTGGGGTGGAGTTTGGACTTGCCCTACATTATGGGTGGTGACATCAGACTTGACTTCACCACATGGTAAAACTATTAAATATGAAGGAGACTAAAATGGGAGTTCACGTTCCTGAAAAACATTTGCAACACATGAAAAAACTTGAAGGAGTAATTGATGTAACAACTTTAACTGATGCTCAATTAAAGAACATCAAAAAGTATTATGAGACAGGTGCAACGGGTTATAGTGAGGTTATGACTAAATTTTTATCTAGAGAGTTATGGGAGAAATATGCAGCAGAGTTTCACCCACATATTAGAGATGACTACTATATGACTCATACATTTAAAAATTATAAAGCAAGCCATCCTATATGGACAGAAGTAGAACAGTATCTAAGTTTACGAGCCCTTTTAGATAAGGAAAAGTATTATATAGATGCAACGCGTCAAGAGGAAAATTTGGCAGAACTTAATAACATAAAAAACTTGCCACCTGATATGCCTGTAACTTTAGAAATTGAAACAGGAGTGAGACCCCATGTGGGTGCTCATGGATATCAATTGCCTGAAGCTGATCCTGTTCGTGAAGATATGGAAAAACGATTAAGTAAAATTGTTAAGAAGGGCTATACGGCTATGCATCCTGAAAACGAAGGCCTACAAATTATTAATCGCATGATTAATAGAGAGATTAACGAGTTTAAAATTAGTTATAGGGAGGAAAAATAATGGAAAAAGCAATCGTAACAAACAAAGAAATAGATTCGTTGTTTGCTCAGCTACGGCTTCACAACGTAGCAAAAATAGTAATAACTTTTGAAGGGGCAGGGGATAGTGGCTCTATTGATTCTGTTTCATTAATGGACGCTAGTGATAAGCATGTAACAACACCTATCACTACAATTTTGTGGACTAGTGAAAATTATCACGACGCAGGCAAACCTAAAGATACAACTTTGCAAGCCGCCCTTGAGGATTTAGGCTACCAAATGCTAGATAAAACAGGTGTTGATTGGTATAACAACGATGGTGGCTATGGTGAAATAGTCATTAACATATCTAATATCGATGATATTTGTGTAGAATTTGATATGAATCAAAGATATATAGAGGTAGAAAACACGCAGTTTGATTTTGATTATTTTGAAAACATATTTAAAGGAGAGGGGGTAACAGCATGAGTGATATAAATATTGCATCAAGTAATGTTCTTGTTGAACTTAACATATCGTTATGGACTGCAAGAAAACTAGATAAAGGTGTATCCAAAGAAGTTAGTGTAAGTAAAGGTGCAACAACTTCAGCTGGTAACTACAACAAACACCTACTGGCAGGGTCTGAAGCACTGGCAAAAATACAGCAACATGCTAGTGAAATTAGGGACTACCACATGAGACAAACACTTCCATGGTCTTCTAGTGGTGGTATTCGTTTGTTGCCCATGACACAGTTTTTTGATTACAAACAACAAATGGACGAACACCAAGAGTTGTTTCAAGAACGCGTCAATGAGTTTATAAATAACTATCCAAAGATTGTAGATGCTATGGCATACAAACTAGGTGCGTTGTTTGATAGAAGTGAATACCCTGCAGCAGATGAAATACGCAGTAAATACAAAATTGGGTATACGTTTCTACCTGTTCCTGAGGTTAATCATTTCGATAATATAAATACCGAAATGAAAAAAGACTTGAAAGAACAGTATGAAAAAGCATACAACGATAGGATTAAGTTTGCTATGGATTCAGCATGGACAAGATTGCACGATACACTTGCACACATGCTTGAGAGATTGCAAGGTGAAGATAAGAAAATATTTAGAGATACCCTTGTTACTAATGCACTAGAGTTAACAGGTTTGTTATCTAGCTTAAACATTACTAAAGATCCTAAATTAGAATCGGCTCGTCAAGAACTTGAAAAAGCTATTGTTGGTGTAGATGCTCAAGACTTACGCGAGAATGATTTTTTACGTAAACATGTAGCTAACAAAGTTAACGAAATTATGGGGCTTATATGAAAGTATATCGCGCTAGTGATGAAAACAATGCAGACATTCCAAAAGAGCACCGAAAGAAGATTGCATTGTTGAAACTTGCTGAGCCGAGAGTTATTGTAAAAGGTGTTGGTATGCGTGAGAATGATTTTTATCTTGTTATCGAGAATGACAAAGACAGAGAATATCTAGATTTGAAATTAATAATTGATGGCAAGATGCAAGCTTTTGATATTCTCAAAAGAGCAAAAAACATAGCTTACCTTTATCAATACATTGATATACAAAAATCTATCGCAAAGCAAAAATCTATGTTATCCTAGATAACATGGTAAAAAAAGTTACTGAACGGTGGGTTAAAAATAAAGCAGTTGAGAAATTAAAACGTCTCGGTGCATACTATTTTTTTCCCATCGCCAGTGGCTACATGCGTGCAGGTGTTCCTGACATTATTGCATGCTACAAAGGAAAGTTTATTGGCATAGAATGTAAAGCCAACGGCAACAAACCCACAGCCCTCCAACAAAAAAACCTCAGAGAAATATCTATCCAAGGTGGTATATCCCTATTGATTGATGAAACAAATGTTGATATGCTAGAGTTTTATGTTACAGGAAAGCAACGTATAAATGAAAACTGATAACGTAAACAGGCCTTCTCATTACACTCAAGGTAAGGTAGAATGTATTGATGCTATTGAGTCAGCAACCACAGGACTTGTTGGTATCATTGCTGTATGCGTAGCTAACGTAATTAAATACGTTTGGAGATTTGCTTTAAAAAACGGCGTTGAAGATTTAGATAAAGCAGATTATTACTTACAAAAACTAAGAAATAAAGTTAGGGATAAGTAGCACAAATTCACAATTTTGTGAAAACGTGCTTGGGGTATGACCGATGGTAGACGAAGCTGATGTTGCTAATGACGAACTTGAGAGACAGTTAGAAAAGACTCTCAAATCTGTTGACACAAAGATACCTACCAATGACACAAACAAGTGCATTTGGTGTGGCGAACCTATACAAGAAAGTGACAACAGGAGGTGGTGCTCCATTGAATGTCGTAATGATCATGAGTTATATGCAAACAAGGTATGAAGAAAGGGAATATAGATATGGGGGTAGGGAAAGCAGTTTGTCATAAATGTGGCGACTCTGCAAAATTTAACCAAGCAGGTAAGTGGTGGTGTGGTTATACAAATCAAATGGGAGAGTATAACTTGCAGGGCTACTGTAAAAAAGAAAAGAAAGGACTAGATGAAGAACTTAATAACAATCGACTTTGAAACATACTACGATAAAAACTACGGCTTAAATAAATACACTACAGAAGAATATATAAGAGATCCACAATTTGAAGTTATAGGTGTCTCTGTAAAACAAGCCGATAAAGAACCTGTATGGTTTACAGGCACTCACCAAGAAACAAAAGACTTCCTCAATAGTTATGATTTAGAAAACAAGTTTGTGCTTGGGCACAACATGCGCTTTGATGCGTCAATCTTAAGTTGGATATTCGACATAAAACCAAAAGGCCTGTTTGATACCATGAGTATGGGAATCATAATTCACGGACTAACAGAGTCTGTATCTCTTAAGAACTTAGCACGTCTATATAACTTGGGAGAAAAAGGAACAGAAGTTTTAGATGCGTTAGGTAAGCATAGATTAACCTTTAAATATAATGAACTAAAAGCATACGGTGAATACTGTAAGAATGACGTTGAATTAACTTACGCTTTGTTTTTTCAATTAGTCAATAGATTCACATCTACTGAATTAAAATTAATTGACTTAACTATAAGAATGTTTTCTGAACCTAAACTAAAAATAAATAAAGCGTTGCTTATAAAACATTTAGCTAAGATAAAAACAGGAAAACAAGAACTATTAGATAGCGTTGCTGTAGATAAAAAAGTTCTAATGAGTAACCCTCAATTTGCAGAACTTTTAAAATCTATGAAAGTAAAAGTCCCTATGAAAAAAAGCCCTACCACAGGGAAAGATACCTACGCTTTTGCTAAGACAGACGAAGGTTTTAAAGCACTGCTAGAACACGAAGATCCATATATACAAACCCTCGCCTCTGCACGAATAGGAAACAAATCAACCATAGAAGAAACACGCACAGAGAACTTTATATCTATTGCAAACAGGGGAACCCTACCTGTTCCATTGAAATATTCTGGGGCAGTTATATCACATAGATGGAGTGGTGTAGATGGAATCAATCTACAAAATCTCCCCCGCATGTCTGAGCTCCGTAGAGCTATATGCGCTCCAGAAGGACACAAGATAGTTGCATCAGACTTGAGCAATATTGAATTACGACTTGCTTATTGGTTTGCTCAAGACTACAACAAGATAGATTTGATTAACAAAGGTGTTGACTTATACAAAATGTCCGCAGCAGAAATTATGGGAATTGATTATGATAGTGTAGACAAAGACTTGCGTTATATATTTAAAGTTGTTAATCTATCAGGTATTTATGGTGTTGGTGCTAACAAAATGCACGCTATCTTAACTCAAGGTGGTGTGGATAAAGATATAGAAGAGATTAAAGGTATTGTTTATAACTATAGAGCATCCAACCCTTTACTAGTTAATTCTTGGGACGAAGCAGGATCGATGTTAGAAGCTGTTTCTAAAGGAAAGAAATATAGTATGGGAAACAAAAGAATAATAGAAAGCATTTCAAAACAAGGAATGCTAAAACCTAATAAAATGCTATTGCCTTTGCCAAACTTGAGACAGATAGAAACAGAAGATGGTAGAGCAACATGGGTATATGATAAGAAGATGGGCAACAGCATAATAGTTGAATACACACACCCAGCAAAAACTTTTCAACGTTGCATTCAGTCGTTAGCCAGAGACATAATTGGGGAGCAATTAGTTGCAGTATCTAAAAAGTATCCTGTAGTTATGACTGTTCACGATGAACTTGTAATGTTATGCAAAGAAAATGAAGTAGATAATTGCGTATCATACGTCAAGGAGTGCATGACTACGGCTCCAGTATGGTGTTCCGACTTACCCCTCGACTGTGAAGTAGGAGTTGGGGACAACTATATGGATGCAAAATAATGGCTAAATACACATGGTCGTATTCAAGTGCGACAACTTTTGAGAAGTGCCCTAAGCAGTATTATCACTTGTATGTTGCTAAGGACATAAAGCAAGATCCTAACCAAAAACATTTCTTGTATGGTAACGCAGTTCACAAAGCTGCGGAAGAATACGTAAGAGATGGAGTTCCGCTGCCAGAAAAATTTAAGGAGTTTCAAAGCATTATAGACAAGCTATTAGAAATTCCAGGGGAAAAGCATTGTGAACTTAGACTGGGCCTTACAAAAACATTAGAGCCTTGTGGGTTCTTTGATGATAATGTCTGGTGGAGAGGTGCAGTAGACTTAATGATACTTGACAAAGACAAGAAACTAGCTACAATAATCGATTATAAAACAGGAAAGAGCAGTGAGTATGCAGATACAAAACAGCTTGGTTTACTTAGTTTAGCTATATTTAAACATTTTCCCGAAGTAGAAAAAATAAAAGCAGGATTAATATTTTTAGTGTGTAAAGATATAATAAAACAGGAGTATAATAATACCAATATCAGTGATATATTTGCAGAGTGGTCTAGGTTAATACAGCGTATGGATACTGCTTATGATACGGAAGTGTTTAACCCTATACCTAACTTTGCATGTAAAAAGTTTTGTCCTGTTCAAGGATGTCCGCATTGGGGTAAATAATGACACGAGATTACGCAAAAGAAAATAGAGAATATAAAAGCAAACCTGATCAAATTAAAAAACGTGTGGCTAGAAATAAAGCTAGACGAATGATGGAAAGATTAGGCAAAGTTAAAAAGGGTGACGGCAAAGCCGTAGATCACAAAACACCTTTAAGTAAAGGTGGCTCTAACACCATGAGTAATTTAAGAGTTAGAGACTTTGATAAGAATAGTTCTTTTCCAAGAAACAAAGACAGCAGTTTAAAGAAAAACGTTGTAGGTAAAAAGTATAAAAATAAAAAAGCCTAGGCATGGGGCATCCTCCCTCGATTCATGCCATTAAGACGCACCACATTTTGCTAGTTTCCTTTAGTGGTGCGTTTTTCTTTACAGTTAACAAAAGAGTATGATATTATGGTAGATAGTTCTTGCAATGGAGTATGTTCATACGCCCTCATTGATGGGGTTAATATGTGCACATCTTGCTATAGAACTTATGACGATTTAGAACAATGGCTATACTTAGATGATCAAACAAAAAAAGAACTGCTAAAGATGGCAAAAGAGAGGAAACGAAAATATAGTGAAATACAAAAAAATTAGTTTAGATATAAACATAAAAGACATTTTAGAAAAAGTTTATAAGCTAACTAAATTATGGATAAGTCGTTCTGACGAGTATCCTTTTTATACTTTAGGCCGCAGTGCATATTTAGATGGTAAAACAAAAGAATATTATGATGAATCTAAATGGCAAAATGAGTTATTGGCTCAAAACTTTTATGGTCTATACAGCAAACTATTAGATAGTTTAACATTTATATTTGATGAGACTGTAGTATTAACAGAAGACTTAGCCATTCCAGGCTTCCACATATTCCCAAGCGATCCAGTATTTATAGAAAAAAATATAGCAGGGCATTGGCACCAGGACTTTCCACATGTGACTTTAGGTGCAGGTATTGATGATGCTTATGCTTACACTGTTGCCATAGACTTGCCTAGGTCAGGTGGTGGCATGGAATATATTACTAAAGCAAACACAATAGAATATCTACCATACAAAAGAAAAGAACTAATTCTACATGATGGGCTTACCCTTCATAGAATAGCAGGGCTAAAAGAGTTTGTGCCTAATGAATATAGAATAACTCTTCAAGGGCACATAATTAGAAGAAACGGACAATTGGAGACTTTTTGGTAATGACTATATATAATGAAGCAGGAAAAGGAAGTAAACAAAGACCCACAGATAACAAGGCATTTAACGACGGATATGATAGAATATTTGGAATACGGTGCAAGCATTGTAGGTATAAACAGCAAAAGACAGAGAGTCAGCCTGTTCTTTGTGAGTCTTGTGGGAAAGAACTATGATGGAATTTGTGTTAATAATCAGTTTAGTAGGTGATTTGGGTCCCGATGAAAAATTTGGAGGCACGTTTGAAAACTGCACTCAAGCAAACATACACTACATTAAAAATTACAGGGGTAAAAAAGAATACAACGGCTACAGATGTATTCGCAAAGATTTAATTACAGAAAAAGAAGAACTAAAATTTTTAGGAAAGGAGCATGATTGAATATCTTTTTGTTTTGGTTGTTGAGTCAACTTATGAGGATAACCATAGAGTTTATATTGGGCATTTCCAAGACTGCTACACAGCTAATGAATTCGCAGAAGATTACCTCCCTGATTTTAGGTCTATTTGTCTACACGAAAACTTTATGAATATACCAAAAAAATTAAAAGACAAAATTATTTTTATTAAGGAAGGTGACAAATGGAAAAAGCTAAGAAAAATTTAATTGGATGCAACAATGGCTAAAGTTAAACAGTCTTTAGGAGGACGTAAGCCTCACGTCAAAATTAACAAACGCACAAGTCAAGGCGGCAAAGTCAAACGACAAACCATGAACAAACACAAAAAACGCTCGTTCAAAAAGTATCGAGGTCAGGGGAGGTAATAGAAGTGGAACTTTATAAAGATAAAGCTATAATAGTCAATACTACTAATCCCGATGCTATATTAAATAATATAGAAAAAAGTAAAGTAGTTAAAACATATAACAATGGTGTAACACAAGTAATTGTCAATTGGGGGTTAGATGAAGTATTACAGTTAAGTAGTATGAGGTTAAAAAATCCACCATCTCCTATATCAAAAGAATACACATGGCCTGGAGTATTTAAGCCATTCAAACATCAAATAACAACATCAGAGTTTTTATCGGCACACAAAAGAGGGTATTGTTTAAATGAGGCAGGAACAGGTAAAACTTCTTCTGTTGTATGGGCTTTTGACTATTTAAAAAACAAAGGCAAAGTTAATCGCATGCTAGTTATTTGTCCTTTATCAATCATGCAACCTGCATGGCAAGCGGACATATTTAACACAGCTATGCACAGAACAGTAGGTGTTGCACACGGAACTACAGCACAGAGAAAAAAAGTTTTTGCTGAAAACACAGATATAGTTATTATTAATTATGATGGTGTAGAAATTATGCAAAAAGAAATTCTTGCTGGGAAGTTTGATCTCATAGTTATAGACGAAGCTAACTACATTAAAAACGTTAAGACAAGACGATGGAAATCAATAAATAAAATAGTAAATGAATCAACTTGGGTATGGTTACTAACAGGGACCCCCGCATGCCAATCACCTTTTGATGCTTATGGTTTAGCTAGACTAATCAATCCTTCGTCAGTGCCTCGATATGCAGGCACATTTAAAGACATGGTAATGCAAAAAATATCAGAGTATACGTGGATACCGAGACCACAAGCTCAATCTATTGTGCATAGAACTTTACAACCTGCTGTTCGGTTTGAAAAAAGAGAATGTCTTGATTTACCTGATATTATGTATACAGAAAGAAACGTTGAGATGACTCCTGAACAAACCAAGTATTACAATAAACTAAAGAAAGAAATGATTATTGAACTTGGTAGTGAGGAAATAACTGCGTTGAACGCGGCAACTATGATGACTAAACTACTACAAGTGAGTTCAGGTGCCGCGTATACCGCAGACAAAAAAGTTATAGAGTTTGACTACTCTAGTCGATATAACGTGTTAGAAGAAATAATAACAGAAGCTAGCCATAAAGTAATTATATTTTGTCAATTTAGAAGTATCATTACAAGCTTACAAAACAAACTAAACAAATCTAATATAACATGTGACCTTATACATGGTGGTGTTTCCGCAAATAAACGAACACAAGTAATTAAAACTT